AAGAAATAGATTTAGATCAAAATGCACTAGATTTACTTGACAGCATGGTATAGTTAGTGTATAATATTAACACATAGTAAGGGTATAAGATGGCAACTCCGGAAACACGCTACGAATTCTTAGTCAAAGAACACAAACGATTGCATGACATGATATCGTATCTCGAAAGTGATAGCACCTCTGTTGAAACTATTACCAGTATCAAGAAGAAAAAACTTGCAGTAAAAGACGAGATGATGAAACTAAAAACACAGTTAGGAATCAAAGATGGATCGTGAAGGACATGACGGTGTTAATTACTTTGTTGGAACTGAAGTAGAACGTACACCAGCACACGGATTAAAAACCTTGTTTGTAGTAGGTGTTCAGCCGTTTGATAGTATACTAGCCAAGTACAAGGCTAACAACTGTCAGCACATTTTCTTTGGTGCTAATCATAGTTTTCATCCTGTGGAATCAGACGAGTTTGAAGAATGGGAACAAATGGTTTATGCGTTTTTAGACCTTAACATTCTGTGCAGTTTAGATGTTCCTAGCAATATTAATTTGGAATGGTTCTTAGATTGTGGGCTAACTGAAAGCCATTACTTTATCCCCCAGCTACGTGTGTCTATTCCATATGTAGCACAATGGGGATATAACGCAATGGTCAAAGTTGATGACATTGATTTTGATGCATCAAATCCAGGAGTGTGGTGCCATAGTCTGCACAACTTAATGGATAGAGAAAAATTCACTCCGTGGAGTGCTTACACACAAGATAAGGTAGTATAATGAGAGAAGAAGACGCTAAAATGACAGAAGCAAGTACAACTATTAATGTACCTATGACAACAGCAAAACGTAGTATTTGGGTAACCTTTCAAAAAGAGGGTATTCACAAGTATCCAGCAGCGTTAACTGATCCTAAATTAGCAACAGGCGATTGGGATGATGTATCGTTTCTAGGACACCCACATAGGCACATGTTTCATTTCCGTGTTGGGATTGATGTATTCCACAACGACAGAGACATTGAGTTTATCCAGTTTTCACGCTGGTTACAAAAACTGTTTGGCGATGGAATTTTGTCACTGGATTACAAAAGCTGTGAAATGATTGCAGACGATATCTATCTTAATGTAGCCGGCAAATACCCAGGTCGCAATGTTGTTATCGAAGTCAGTGAAGATGGCGAAAACGGTTGTACAATTCATTACAATAATTCATAACATAAAAAACAGTGTATAAATATATTTGTAGGCAACAAATTGGCTACAATTATTTTAACTAGTCATCAAGGAATATACAATGGCTAACTATAAAAATTCCCGAACAACACAAGTGTGGAACGATCTTGATTTATATCTTGCGTTCTGTAGAGATTATGGATATCGTTTTAATCCCGAAGATCTTTATAACAATAAAAAATACCCCTACCAGCAATACCGTAAATTCCAAGCTGGAAAAAACTGTAAAAATATGTGGGATGAAGATGCCAAGCGTTTTGCAGGGCATAGTCCTCGCCGCTCTAACGACAGTCGAAACAACTCTAATCAAAGCCGTACTCCTTATAACGGCCGGAGATAATCTATTACACAGTTTTCAACAAAATGCAAGTTCTAAGTGTTGCAATGATTAATGCTTAGTGCTTGTATTATATATATTCCGGGAAGTGCAGGAAATCTCCTAGTAAGATGTATATCATTGGATAGTACATCTGTGCCTTATGGTCTTGCATTAACACCCGAAGACAAATTTAAAGAGTACAATAACTGGGATAGTAGTAACTGGATCGCAAGTGAAGAAAATCTAGAGATTGACTACATGTTGGGCAAATCTGATTTTTTTGTTCACGAAACATCAGACACAAAATTAATACACAGATTACATCCAGATCAATTTGTTGACGGAGCACGTAATCTTTGGTCTGGCGATTATCAATGGAAAAATTTGATAATAATAAATCCAGACAATGAAAAAATAATAAAAGATTTAGCAAAGGCCAAAAGAACTGACATGACCCATAACAGGTTGTTTACACAACAGATTCATTTGTTAAAGCCACTTATGAACACTGCAACGTATGTATTGAATTTTACAGATATGCTCTGTTGGGACACATTTGATGAACACGTTAAGAAATTGTGTACTATGCTTGGTGTAAAATATTACGATGATTATGTAAAACAACTGTGGGACAATTGGTACAAAGAAACAACCAACTTGGTTGAGTTGCCTAAATAGTTGACAATCTATTAAATTACTGCTATAATTAGTATATATGTCAAAGGATATCAAATGAGAAAACTATTTTATATGGGCCTCGAAAGTTACGAGGCACGTTATACACTTCAATTGTCTGAGTGGAATAAACGTGTATTTGATCGCAGAGGGCTTGATGTTGTTTATGTCCCAGGTGAAACAATTGACGATACACAAAGTATTAGTGTAGGGCAAGTGCTCGATGCACACGGGCGTAGTTACTTTGGTATGAGCCAGATTATGAACCTAGTGCAAATGATGCGCAACGGCGAATGCACTGGCGAAGATGCAGTGTATTTTGAAGACATGTTTCAACCAGGCATTGAAAGTCTTCCATATATTATGGATCAGATTCCAACAGATCAACGTCCAAAAGTGTTTGTTCGATGCCTAGCGCAAGCAATTGACCCTGATGATTTTGTTCATGTTTGGGGCATGGCAAAGTGGATGGGACTATATGAAAAAATGGTTTGCGAGTTTGCAACAGTGTTAGCTACTAATGAAGAAATGGTAGCACACATGAAAATTGCAGGCTGGGAAGCACCTATCTACAATGTATCCGGGCTTGCATTTGGCAAACAAGAGGTGCAAGAACGGGTAGGAGAAGCAATAAAACCTTTCCATGAACGTACTAATCGAATTGTATTCACAGCACGATTTGATCAAGAAAAGCAACCCGATTTCTTTATGGATCTAGTAGAACGATATAGTGAGATTTACCCAGGTAAGCAAACATTTGCTATTCTGCAAGGCGGTCCATTACGATCAAACAATCTAGATTATGTAACCCGTGCTAGAAAACTACAAGATCAAGGCATCTTAGAGATTCATGAAAATCTTAAAAAGGATGAGTATTATAAGATCGTTAACGACAGTCGTGTGCTGTTTAACTGTGCATTGCAAGACTGGGTATCCAATACAGTGAGCGAAGCAGACACATTAGGATGTAATGTATTATTTCCAGCATATAGAAGCTTTCCAGAAACATTTGCAAACGATCCTGATAGACTGTATGTCCCTTGGAGTATTGATGATGCTGAAAACAAACTAACTAATCTGTTGCGGGACCCACATCACAACATGGGGTTAATTAGTGACTGGACAGATGGCACAATTGATCGAATTGTAGACATTATGGAAGGCAATGGCGAAGAGTGGTTGCGTACTGGTAATCGTTACAGAGATCACGTAGCTAGTGCAAAATATGCAGTAAAAAAGATTGAGTTATGAGCAAAAAAGTAATTATTACCGGTGCTGCTGGGTACATCGGTGGGCAAACAGCAATCTATTTCAAAGAACAAGGGTGGACAGTTATTGGCATAGATCGCCGACCGTTGAGTTCGCACCTTGTACAATGGTATGACTCGTACTACCAAGAATCATATGCAACGCCTTCTGGTTTAGAATGTTTTAGTTTTCATTGCCCGGATGCTATTGTGCATTGTGCAGGATCAAGTTTAGTTGGGCCCAGTCTTATGGATCCAAAGACATACTATGACAACAACTTTATTGCTACTAAAACGTTGTTGGATTATATGGTAGAACACAAAATTCACAGCAAGTTTATTTTTTCAAGTAGTGCTGCGGTGTATGGAAATCCAATTGCAACACCCATACATGAAGACGATCCTAAGTTTCCAATCTCTCCTTATGGCATGAGCAAATACATGGTAGAGCAACTGCTGGAAACATACAGTCATGCATATGGCATTAACTATGTTGGATTTCGTTACTTTAATGCTGCCGGTGCAGATCCACTTGGGCGTCACGGGCAAGAAAAGTCAGCTACACATATCATTGCACGAGTAATGGAAGCTATTAGAGATAATCAAGTTTTTACGCTCAATGGCGTAGGGTTACCAACAGATGACGGAACTTGTGTGCGTGATTATGTACATGTTGCAGACATTGCCAAAGCGCACTATTATGCAACAGAACATCGGGTAACAGCTGGATTTTACAATCTATCAACTGGACTCGGTGCTAGCAATCTAGAAATTATCAACAAATGTTGTGTAGTATCTAACAGCAAACCCCGTGAAATAATCGAAGGACCGATGCGTGATGGTGATCCTAACGTACTAGTTGCTGACAACAAAAAGTTTTTTGAAGTAGCAAACTGGCAAAACGAATATCATGTTGATGATATTGTTGAACATGCGTGGAAGTGGTACACACGTGAGCTTCACTAAGTTTACTGAATTTGAGCAAGCACTAAGCGAATTCACTGGCGCACCTTATGTTGTGTTAACAGATTGTTGCACACATGCGATTGAGTTGTGTCTGAGACGGCAACAAAAGTTTCTACTAAGATGTAGAATTCCTACAAGAACTTACCTCAGTGTACCAATGATATTTCATAAACTTGCATTACCATACTCAATGGACGAATATGAATGGGAAGGAGAATATAAAATTTCTCCAACGAATATTTGGGATAGTGCAAGACGCTTTGAACGTGGTATGTATCGTCCAGGGCAACAACAGTGTTTGAGTTTTGGTTACAGCAAAACACTGGAAATAGGGCACGGTGGTGCAATCTTGTTGGACAAAGAAGAAGAATATCAATGGCTGAAACGTGCTAGTTACGATGGCAGAGATTTAAGCATAAGCCCGTGGCAAGATCAAATTAACTTCCAAGTCGGGTACCATTATCGTCCTACTATTGAGGATTGTGTCAAAGGATTGGAAATGCTGGCTGCTAATCAACTCAAAGATCCAGATACACAAAAAGTAACTTACCCAGATCTCACTAAAATAAAAATTACCGACTAAGTTGACACCTGTCTAAATATACATTACAATATAAACAATTGTGGTCATCCACGACCCTAACTCGGAGAAACAAATGACAAATAAAACAACATCGCAAATTCTGCGTGATAATATGGCAGCAGAAGGCAAACGATTCTGGGCCGGCGATAACATTTCAGATTATATTACACCTAGCATCAAAGAAAAATTAATCAACGAAGCTACTACAGCATTTGAAGGTGTACTTGACACACTGTTAATTGATCGGGAAAACGATCCCAACTCACATGGCACAGCGAGACGTCTTGCTAAAATGTACTTTAATGAGATTATGGCAGGACGCTACGATCCTATGCCTAGCGCAACTGCATTTCCTAATGACAGCGAAGATCGCTATGAAGGTATGCTTGTAGTGCGTAGCGAACTAAAGAGTATGTGTAGTCACCATCACCAGCCAGTAAGCGGTGTAGCGTATATTGGTATTATTGCCGCAGACAAACTCATTGGACTGAGCAAGTATACACGTATTGCACAGTGGTGCGCCCGACGTGGCACACTACAGGAAGAACTTGCAAACGATATTGCACGTGAGATTGCTAGTGCAACAGGTGCAGAAAACCTAGGTGTGTACATTCAAGCAACACACGGTTGTTGCGAGAATCGTGGCATTATGGCAAGTAGTAGTCTTACGCAAACAACTGTGCTTAAAGGTAGTTTCAAGGAAGATTCGGGCACAAAGAAAGAATTCTTTGACAACATCAAGTTGCAACAAGAGTTTTCTTGTGGGAAGTAATCTGGTTGACAGTTACCCTTGCATGTAGTACAATAAGTTTCTACACAGCGGAGAATACAATGGATAGACTAGATACGTTAGCCGTGGCCCAAGCAGAGGGCAGAGCACCTTGGACTAATGTGCAGTTTGAAACTAGAGATTTTGTAATTTTTAATGATGGCTTTCCAGTTACTCCGGGGCATACTCTTGTTGTACCTCGTGACGCTACACTGGATAGCATTATGAAGTGTTTCAAATATGCATGTACCATGGGACACGAAAATGTTCAAGTACAAAACAATGAAATCACTGGATACAATGTTGGCATCAACATAGGTGAGAGTGCTGGACAAACTTGTATGTATCCGCATGTACATTTGATTTTCCGTAGAGACGGAGACACAGAAGATCCAACAGGGGGCGTTCGCAATGTTATCCCGGGCGCAGGGAGTTATACAAATGGCTAGTATTGAACAAAAACAAGAACTAATTGACACTATCAAAGGTCCACGCTACTATCGTCTTAGCATTGGAGGGTATGGCGGCGAAAGTGCATATATTAATATTTCAAAAGAAGCATATGAGTTCTGGAAAGCACACATAGAAGAGCATCACGACAGCGACTTGGTAGAGTATCTAACCAATGATGACCCAGACGATTGTGATTACGATGAATTAGGAACTGTTCCAAAAGAAGCAGACTTTCTAACTGATTATGGTAAAGAAACATTCAAATCACCTTGGTACGAAGCACCTAATGAGTTTTGTCATCAGTATGGTGTAGAGTATGGTAGTGCTTATCTTATTATCAACGAAGTTGACAGTGGTGAATACATGAGCAAGCATGTTGCTGATGTAATTGACGAACGTGTAAGCGACTTAGTTGACAAGTTACAAGAAGAAACTAACTACGAGTTCGAAGGCACTGATTGGGGTGAAGGTGAACAGTTTGCCAAACAAGGCGAATACGTACTACAAATGTATAGCAGTGAAAAAGGCAGTTTTTTTGATGCTATCATTGAAACCGTGGGCGAATTTGATCCTAAGAAACTGATGTTCCACTGCAATGAATATCCAAACGGAGAAGACATCATCGACGGTGTGTCCTACGATGGAGAAGCACTAGACAATCAGGGCGGAGATACCAACGGTAAAGGTTATTCTGCACACGTCTGGAAGAACTGATAACTATTATAGACGTCGAAGGATCATCCGTCTTAAAACATTCTGACCTGTTACATTAAGGAAAATAGAATGCCACATTATTCAACAAAAACTTACGGACACAACATCGGGCTTTCAGCGGTGTTCCGTCAACCACATGCAGACCATTCACATTGTAAATTCTTGCACGGATATAGTTTGGGTTTCAAGTTTACATTTGGGTGCAGCGAGCTAGACAATAAAAATTGGGCTGTAGACTTTGGCGGATTAAAACCATTGAAAGCTTGGCTTGAAGATACATTTGACCATAAGACAGTAATTGATAGAGAAGATCCATTCTTGTACAAGTTTGCAGAACTTGAAAACATGGGTCTAGCAGAAGTTACAGTACTAGACGGAGTGGGTGCAGAGAAGTTTGCAGAACACGCATGGAAGTTTGCTGATAAACTTATTAGAGAAGCAACAGACAATCGTTGTTGGTGCGAATCTGCAGAATGCATGGAGCACGGTGCTAACAGCGCAATTTATACACCATTTATTGTACGCAAAGAAAGGTTTTCTGAATAATGTCCTTAATTCCAATGGTAGTTGAAACTACTTCAAAAGGCGAACGTGCATACGACATTTACAGTCGATTACTGAAAGATCGTATTATCATGCTGAATGGTCCAGTTGAGGACAACATGGCCAATGCAATCATTGCGCAGTTGTTGTTTTTAGAAAGCGAAGACCCAGATAAAGATATCCTGCTTTACATCAACAGTCCAGGGGGACAAGTAAGTGCAGGACTTGGCATTTACGATACCATGCAATTTATTAAGTGCGATGTGTCTACAGTGGTTATTGGGCAAGCATGCAGCATGGGCTCGTTCCTAGCACAAGCAGGTGCAGCAGGCAAGCGTATTGTATTGCCAGAATCACGAACAATGATTCACCGTGTGAGCTCAGGTACACGTGGAACAAGCGGTAGTGTGTATGTCCAAGAGCTACAGTTTGAAGACGCACAACGAGCGTTCGAAGAGTCGAAGAAGGTTAACAAACGCCTTACAGAGCTTTACGTTAAGCACAACACAGCCGGCAAGACATATGACGAAATGTCAGAGACCATGAAGTTTGATACATTCCTTACTGCAACCGAAGCAGTCGAATGGGGCTTGGCTGATAAAATCATAGAGAAAAGATAATGGCATTTCAAATTAATCCAAGTAAAAAAATATCTGTAATGTTCCCAACTCGCGGGAGACCAGTACAAGCATTGAGCAGTATGCAGAGCATGATTGATACTGCTGATAACCCGCATGATATTGAATTCATGATTGCAATTGACGACGATGATCAAAAGACTATTGACTATGTTGAAAGTGATATGATTCCATATTTTGAAAAGGCAGATTTAGATCTGTATGTGTTTACACAACCTCGCATGGGATATCATCGACTAAACGAATACACTAATATATTAGCCCAGCATAGTAAAGGCGAATGGCTGTGTGTTTGGAATGATGATGCTATAATGGTGAGCAAGGGATGGGACACTGAAATTCTCAGCCATTCAGGGCAATTTGCAGTACAAAGATTCTCAGATAATCACGGTCATCCATATGCTATCTTTCCGGTTATTCCCCGAGATTGGTTGATACTTTTTGGCTGTGTATCTCCGCATGTTATTACCGACGGATGGATTAGTCAAGTAGCATATATATGTGATGCAATGATTCAACTCAAAAGCGAGTGCATCCACGACAGAGCCGACTTAACTGGCAACAACGACGACGAAACATATGCAGAACGTCAGCCAGAGCGACTTGAAGGCGATATGTCTAATCCTAAAGATTTTCTTTACCCCCCAACTGCACAACTTAGAATTGTATGGGGTTACAAAATGGAATGGTTCCGCAAACGTCTCGGACAAGACAATGGATATCTTGACAAGGCACGAGCAGGCGAGTATGATGTCTGGACACGTATGAGGGAACACGATCCCAAAGGATTTTTAGGAACTTGGAAATATGAGCAGTGATTTAAAACAACGCATTGCAGATTACTGGAATGCTCAGCCGTGTAATATCAATCATGGCACAAGCCCTGTTGGTACTAAAGAGTTTTTTGCCGAAGTTAGCAAGCGACGATTTAAAGTTGAGCCGCACCTACGTGAATTTGCTGGATATCACCAATGGCAAGGAAAACGAGTACTCGAAGTAGGATCAGGCATTGGAACCGAAGCTGAAGAATTTGCCAAGCACGGAGCTGAATATGTAGGCATTGATCTTTCTAGTGTAAGCATCGACCTTTGTAAACAGAGATTCGATGTACTAGGATTACCCGGAGAGTTTCATGTGCGCAATGTACAGGATGACCTTAGCGATCTTGGTAAATTTGACTTTGTATACAGCATGGGAGTGATACATCATTTCCCAGACATTGAATTGAGCTTGAACAACATGCACAATGCACTAGTTGACGGCGGCGAGTTGCGTCTTCTGGTATATGCTAAAAACTCTTGGAAAATGGCAATGATACAAAAAGGTCTGGATCAATACGAAGCACAAGATGCATGTCCTTATGCACAAGCATATAGCAAAGACGAGATATATGAGTTGTTGCCTACTACAAAATGGACAATTGAAAGGTTGCGCCAAAGCCACTGTTTCATGTATAATATAGAAGAGTACAAGAAAGGAAACTATGTGTTAGAACCCTGGTTTGCTGCTATGAGCAAGGAAATGCGTGAAGCAGTTAACGAATACCTAGGTTGGCATATGATGGTAAAAGCGAGAAAAGTGTGAAAAAAGTATTTGTAACATGGCATGATGTGCAACGACAAACTCAAGACATACTGCGTCAACTACAAATTGACAATTGGCAGCCGGATTATGTTGCTGGCATTACACGTGGCGGGTTAACAGTTGCAAACTTAATAAGTCAGTATCTTGGTGTACGTATGTACACACTGGATGTGCGATTGCGAGATGGTAAACCAGAAGATTGCGAAAGTAACTGCTGGATGGCCGAAGAAGCGTTTGGCTACAATGATGAAGCTAAAACTGGCATCTCTGGCGCACGTTGGGACCCATCTCTTAAAAAGAAAATCCTCATTGTTGACGATATTAACGACAGCGGTGCTACATTGAACTGGATCAAGCAAGATTGGGAAGCTAGTTGTTCTCCTAGTAGAGATAACAGCGAACATTTATGGAATCTTGTGTGGGAAGACACAGTACGAGTTGCTGTGTTGTATGATAATACTGCAAGTGAAAGCAAATTACCTATTAGGTATTGCGCTGAAGAAATTAACAAAGTTGACGACCCAAGTTGGATTGTATTTCCTTGGGAAGAATGGTGGAAACGTTGGGATCCAAGTGTTAAGAAAGAATTCTTTGATAACATTAAACTACAACAGGAGTTCGCACGATGATAGAGGCTCCAGTATTTGAAAAAGGTTATCCGTCATATGAAGCAGTTAATAGAAAGCCAGCAATGAAACTAAGATATTCAGAAGCGTTTTACAGCGTACAAGGCGAAGGCAAGTTTGTAGGAGTACCTAGTGTATTCCTGCGTACATTCGGTTGTAACTTTCGTTGTATGAACTTTGGACTTGGTAAAGATGAACCTAGTCGTGCAGAGAAACACGCAAACGGACAAAGATACAATCAAGAAGTAAAAGACTTATTAGACGCCGGAGTTGATAAAACAACCAAGGAGTTTAACGACCTGCCTATTATTCATACAGGTTGTGATACATATGCAAGTATCTATCCTGAGTTTAAGCACTTTAACAAGGAAGCAACAATTGACGAAGTTGTTGAACATTTGCTATCACTTACTCCCAATGGTAAGTGGGTGCAAGACAATGGACAAGACGTTCATCTTATCTTAACTGGTGGTGAACCATTGCTTGCTTGGCAACGACTTTACGTAGAACTATTTGAACACCCACGCATGCAGGACTTGAAAAATGTTACATTTGAAACAAACACTACACAATATTTACACGACGATTTCTTTGACTATCTCAACAACCAAGAGAGGTTTGACGTCACTTGGAGTTGTTCCCCGAAACTTAGTGTTAGTGGAGAATCTTGGGAAGATGCTATTAAACCTAATGTTGCTAGTCAGTATCAGTGTGTTACTGATAGCAACATTTATTTCAAGTTTGTTGTCGCTGATCAAGATGATTTTGCTGAAGTCAAAAGAGCTGTCAGTGCTTATCAAAGTGCCGGGGTACAATGTCCAGTATATCTTATGCCAATGGGCGGTCGCAGTGAAGAATATTCCCTCAATGTTAATGACGTTGCCCAAGCGTGTATGGACGAAGGATGGAGATTCACTCCCCGACTCCACATTAGCTTATTCGGAAATGCCTGGGGGACTTAACAAAGAAGATATGAATTATCTTAAAGGCAAAAAGATCACCGAAGAACAATACGAAAAAGTAAGAAAGCAATTATGAGTGATTTAACAAAAGATATTCCGCAGTGGATTAGAGACTATGCACTTAAAAACGGAATTGATCAATTAGTAGTTGGTGTTAGCGGCGGAATCGACAGTGCTGTTGTCAGTACACTGTGTGCGTTATCTGGTATGCCTACGCTGTGCTTGGTTATGCCAATTCGACAAAAAGTAGAGCAAACAGACTTAGGTATCGACCATTGCCTGCGCCTAAACACACAGTACATGAACGCTAGCTTTGAAACAATCGACCTCACTGATGTATTTGAGAAGTTTGAAGACTTGTTTCAACATGCCTATTCTCCGCTGGCACTAGCAAACAGTCGTGCTAGATTACGCATGATGACACTGTATCAAAAAGCACAAACACATGGCGGTATTGTAGTTGGTACAGGCAACAAAGTAGAAGACTTTGGAGTAGGTTTTTATACTAAGTACGGAGACGGAGGAGTTGATATCTCTCCAATTGCAGACTTAACAAAAACCGAAGTATGGGCATTGGGTAAACAACTTGGGGTTAGCCAAGAAATTATCGATGCCAAACCCACAGATGGATTGTGGGATGATGGGCGAGTAGATGAAGATCAATTGCATGGCATGAGCTACAGTGATTTAGAAAAATGTATGGACATTGACGAGCAGGGCATTGATGTTGAATCGCTTGGTGAAGAAGACAAAACTCAAGTAAAACAATATCTTGAGATTCGCAAACGCAATTTGCATAAGATGCAGCCTATCCCAGTATTTAAAAGGACTACGCATGTTTGATAAATTTAAAAAGACACTAGGCTTAACAAAACCAGAAGTCAAGCCTGCTGTTAAACCTAAGAAAGTAATCAAAACTGACAAAGAGATTGCCACCGAAAAGGGCGAGCCTTATGTTGCTGTACTAAGCATGGAACTTGCCGAAGGTGACATCGATCAAGGTGCATTTGAACTTGACTGGAATGAAAAGTTTATAGCAAATCTTGTAAGAGCTGGTTACCAAGGACAGCCAAATGAACCCGATCACGAGATTGTTGATCGTTGGTTTCAAAATGTATGCCGCAATGTTGTTATGGAAACGTACGAGCAATACCAAGCAGATCCTGAAGTACGCTTTACAAGAGAGCGTGATCTCGGAGACGGATACACAGAAGTAAAATGATATTATACGTTAACGGCGACAGTCATACCGCAGCCGCAGAATGCGTAAATCCACATGCGTTTGCAGCCGATGATCCAAAGTACTGGATGATGCAACGACTGCCGCATCCAGATAATATTGCACAAAGTTGGGGTAAATTACTAAGCCAGCGGCTCAGTTGCGGATTCAAGTGTGATGCAGAAAGTGCTAGTAGTAACGATCGTATTATTAGGACTACACGTAAATGGGTAGAAGAAAATCCACACAATTTGTATAAAACATTAATGATTATACAATGGAGTACATGGGAACGCCAAGAATGGCTAATCGATGGCAAATACTACCAATTAAATGCGTCTGGTATCGACGATGTTCCCGAGTCGCACCAACAACAATACAAAGAGTTTATTGCAAACATAGATTGGCATACCATAACACAAGAATGGCATGAAAAAATCTGGCAGTTTCATTTGGAACTCGAGTCTCTAGGAATCAAGCATGTGTTCTTCAATGGAAACAATCATTTTGAAAACGTTTCGTCCCGCAAAGAATGGGAAAATAGTTATATAGATCCATATGATCCAGAATCGACGTACAATGCAGTGATAAGTAATACATGCAACACTGTTAGTCCAACAAGCTGGCATTACGGGCCAGATGGGCACAGGGCATGGGCACAATATCTAACCAAGTACATAGTTGCTAACAATCTTGTATAGGAGAATAAATGAAGTATGCAATTAAAGCAATGCTAGCAAAAGATGATTGGATTTACCTCACCGAAGACACAGGACGTTGTGATTTGCTGGTTCCTATGCTATACAGCAACATCGATCAAGCTCGTAATGCAGCCAAAATTTGGGAACAAAATCGTGGGTATAAAGTTAAAGTAGTTGAATATAACTGTTGACATACTAACATTATAGTGTTAGTATAGTACTATAACATTGACATACTAACATTATAGTGTTAGTATAGTACTATAACAACAAAGGGCTTGGTATGAAATATCTACTTATCGACACTGCTAACATGTTTTTTCGTGCAAGACACGTTGCATTTCGTGCAAATGATCCTTGGGAAAAAGTAGGATACGCATTACACATTAGTATGGCAGCTATTAACAAAGTAGCCAAAAAGTTTGATGCAGACCACGTTGTATTTTGTTTGGAAGGCCGCAGCTGGCGTAAAGATCACTATACGCCTTACAAAGCAAATCGCAAGGCAGCTCGTGATGCTCTTACAGAAGCACAGCAAGAAGAAGAACAACTTTTTTGGAGCACCTTTGATGACTTCAATAAGTACTTGCAAGATAAGACAAATTGCAGTGTATTAAGAGAACCTAACGCAGAAGCAGACGATCTTATAGCACGTTGGATACATTTGCACCCTGATGATGAACATGTTATCATCAGCAGTGACAGTGACTTTTACCAGCTGCTATCAGATAAAGTAAAACAGTTCAACGGTATTACTGACCATTTGATTACTATAGAGGGCATCTTCGATAGTAAGGGTAAAAAAGTGCTAGATAAAAAGACTAAAGAACCAAAAGCTATACCCGACCCAGAGTGGTTGTTGTTTGAAAAGTGCATGCGTGGCGATAGCAGCGACAATGTATTTTCGGCATATCCTGGTGTACGTAAAAAAGGTACTAAGAATAAAGTAGGATTGCTAGAAGCATTTGAAGATCGTGTTAAGCAAGGGTATGCATGGAACAACATGATGTTGCAGCGTTGGACTGATCACAACGGCGACGAGCATCGTGTGCTAGATGATTATAATCGTAATCGACAGCTAATTGATCTTTGTGCACAACCCGATGACGTTAAAGACAGGGTTGATCAAGCAATTATTTCACAAGTTACTAACAAAGATATTGGACAAGTTGGTTCGAAGTTCTTAAAATTTTGTGGTAAATATGAACTCAGTCGACTCAGTGATCAAGCTGAGCAATACGGTCGTTGGCTTAATCAGCGATACCGAGGAGTATTGCAACAATGACAAAGGAAAATTAAAATGAACAAAACTATTGCTAGACCAGTTGTTGCTGGTAAATTTTGGATTGTTAAAGACCAAGATCACAAAGTCGGAAGTGTAGAAAAAGCCCAAGGTGGTTATATACTGCGCACAAACAGCGGTGTCACAAACTATAAAACCATCAAATCACTTCGTGATATTACAAAGATTTCGTTTGAGGATGAGCAAGAGAAAGTTG